TTGCTAATACAACCACATTTGTGGCAACACAGATACAATATCCAACATACCTATGGGTGTCGGCTAATTATGTTGGGGTGGCCCCGATATTTTATACATCTTTGGTAAACTGTATTAATATTAATTCGGTTTTTTTAAAATCATGTACCTCACTTGGATCAAGTTGTTTTGTTTCCTGTTATACACTTCAAAGTATTACAATTCCTTCAGGTGTTACTTCACTTGGAAATAATTGTTTTAGTTCCTGCTATTCACTTCAAAATATTACAATTCCTTCAAGTGTTACATCAATTGGATCAAGTTGTTTTAGTTCCTGCTATTCACTTCAAAATATTACAATTCCTTCAAGTGTTACATCAATTGGAGCAAGTTGTTTTGTTTCCTGCTATTCACTTCAAAGTATTACAATTCCATCTGGCATTACATTAATTGGATCAAATTGTTTTAATTCCTGCTATTCACTTCAAAGTATTACAATTCCATCTGGCATTACATCAATTGGAGCAAATTGTTTTATTTCCTGCTATTCACTTCAAAATATTACAATTCCTTCAAGTGTTACATCAATTGGAGGAAGTTGTTTTAGTTCCTGCTATTCACTTAAATACCTAAAATATGTAGGTTCTATTACTTCCTCTACCGACTTTAGTACTAACTTCATGCAAAACTGTGAGCAGATTGATACCCTTAATTTCAAAGGAGTGAAAACTCAACGATTCGCTATTCAAGGAGGATCAGGAAAACTCAACCATCTCGGAGGTGCAAGTTACAACACGGGGATACGTACTGGAAACTTAAAGAATGATAGTGTTCCCATCCGACTTGATTGGACAAACAGCACGTTTGCCAACGGCACAGCACCTCAATTGAATATGTCCTACTGCAAACTCGACACCAACCAAATCAGGAGTATCATCAGGTGCTTACCTACCGTTGGTTCTGCTGGAAGTAATACGAAGCAGGTTACATTCACTGGATGCACCGGAGCCGCTGCATTGTCTGCCTATGCAATCGCTTTTGGCACAGCTAAGGGGTGGCAAATACTCCATTAAAATTCACAACCATGAAAACGAGACTCATCATAATTTTCATTCTGGTTTCAATATCCGTATTTTCACAGGGATTCTATAAGAGGGAAAAAGACCCACAGGGGAAATACCGGAACGATACCATTTCAGATACCTGTCATTACTCCGTCAACTTCACGGATAACGCCGTAGAGGGTGGATTATGGCGTTTGGATAAAAAGATGAAGAATACCTATACCTATCCAGTTCATGGATGGTGGTGGGCGGAGAGCGATGATCAGGCTCTAAGGTTATTGGGGTTGAGGAAGGAAAACTAACTTAAAAATAAATACTACCATGACAGCAGATCAGAGCGCAATTTTGTCTCATCCCATGACGATAGCAGTAGTTGTAACCATGTCGGGTGCCGTGGGCTGGCTTGTTTCACAGGTATTCCTGCTCACTAAAGATAATTCGACATGGAAGAAGTCCATACAGGCCATTGAGGATCTGCTGGCTCACGTAACCGAAAGGCAGGATAAAAATGATGATGCTGTGAATAAGGTTACGTCTGATCTGGCAAAATTACAGGGGGAGCATGAAATGATGAAAAATACCGGGAGGATGATCGCAAACCATAATTTTAAAAAAGAGCATTAAAAATTAATTTATAAGATAAGTATATGAAAAAAATCATTCTTTCACTGGCTATTCTCGTTGTTTCGGTCAGTGCAATGGCGCAGAGCTCGTTTACCCTCCAATACATCAATGACCATTATGCACAATCAATCATGAATGGCCTGAATCACTCTTTGGATTCACTCCATCAGCCATTGGTGACTGAATTAAGTGTCATCGGTGAAAAGATGGTTTATCTGGATTCCCTACATCAGGTGGATGTATTGGCGGTTGAAATTGTCATCAACAATGTTGTAAGTTACATTTATATGGGTTTTACAGTGGATCACGGCTATACGGATGGATGGGTGTGGTATGGGAATGGCGTGGCTGTGTACTGTGATTGTGCAGCACAAGGTTCGATATGTGCATTGTCGTGGGCCGGGGGTTCATTCCGTTGTGGATCATCGTCCATGTGCAGCACTTGCACTTTGATGGGTATGTATGTTTGGAATCAATAAATAAAAAAAATATGGAAACAAAACTTTCATTTGCCAAAGGCTGGATAGCCTTCTGGACATTTATCGCCGGACTGCTCCAGGATCAGGGAGACCGCGCATCAAGCAAGCGACTTACCTTGTTTGCCCTTCTCGCAATTTATTGCTATAACAGCCTCGCTTTCTTTCATACAGCGGCTGCGGATGTGAACATGCAAATCTACTGGGGGAACCTGGCGGCATTGTTAACTTTTGGCGGCTTCGTGGTGAGTGAATTTTTCAAACCACTTTCAGATGCGGGATTATTAAAGCCTATGCCGGGTGTTCCTGATTGCCCTTCGGTAAATCAGCCATCTGTAGTAAATCCAACACCCCAGCAGTAATGCAGGATGCCACCTCCAAGAGCGCCAGGATCCGGCAATACCTTGCCGAAAATCCCGAGCTAAACCCTTCGCAGCTTACCCGCAAGCTCATGGAGGAACTCCCGGCCGTGTTCACCAACAAGGAAGCTACCCGCACTCTGATCCGCAGGATTGTGGAAGGTGAAAGAGTTGAGCAGGGAAATGCTTACAGCTACAATGAATCGAAGGATGGCGCCACGGTGGAAGGTAAGTTTCAATCATCATCGGGAAGCAAGAAGCTGATCCTTGATGGCTTCCTTTCGCTTGCGCAGGTGGACCTTTCGGTATTCGATGTTGACAGATATACAATCAATGCCTGGGATGTAACCATGAAGCTGAAAAAGCCTACCGGGCATGTTCCAAAGACTTCGACCAACTACCAGGTGAAGGTGTGGCTGAAAAGAAAGTCACCCCTTGATATTGACAAGGAACAGATCCTGCTGGATATTACCGAGCAGGTAAAACAGTTTTCGCATCCCGTGCCGCTTTACAAATACCCACCTATTGCGGTCCCTGCCGAAAGAAATGTCTTTATTCCCTGCCTGTTTGATATCCATATCGGCCGGCTCAGTTGGAAGGAAGAGGTGCTGGTGGATTATGACCTGAAGATTGCCCGGGAAAACTACCTTCGGGGCTTCCATGCCCTGATCGGTCATTCGGTGGGGTATAAGATCGACAAGATTATATTTCCCGTGGGAAACGACCTTTTCAACTTCTCCATCCCTTTCCCATACGCCCAGACCGACAATGGCACTTATCAGGAATCGGATGGAAGGTGGCAGAAGGTATTCCGGATCGGGCAGGACCTGATCATCGAATCGGTGCAGATCCTTTCTTCCATCGCCCCGGTTGAAGTGGTGATCATTCCCGGAAACCATGATACCCTTCCGGTGTTCTTTCTCGGTGAGCTGCTTAATGCCATATACCATAATAATAAGAACGTGACCATTGACCACCGGCTGATGCGACGGAAATACCTGGAGTACGGGGAAAATCTTTTCGGTTTCAGTCATGGCAATAAGGAGAGTGAACGGGACTGGCACGCGATCATGGCGGCAGAGCAACCGCAGGCGTGGGGCAGAACTAAATACCGGTATGTGATGCTCGGGCACCGGCATCATGAACGCAATGTGATGCAAATGGCGCAAAGCAAGGGCGCCAACCGTGTTTCGATGCCGATCGAATACAATGTGGATTACAAGGGAGTGCTGGTGGAATACATGCCCTCTATGGCCTACCAGCATGAATACGAACACAGTGCCGGGTATGTGGGTACGATCAGGGCCGCGAAGGCTTTCATCCATAACTCGGAGTGTGGCAGGATTGCACAATTCACCTATAATTTACCTTTTCCAAAATAATTGAGATGAAAACTTCGCAGAAAGGGATCGACCTGATCAAGGCACATGAAGGCTGCAGGTTGGAAGCATACGTTTGTCCTGCGGGAAAAAACACCATTGGTTACGGCCATACAGGAAAAGATGTATTCCCCGGCATGAATATAACTCAGGGGCGGGCAGAAGATTTGCTGGCAAAGGACCTGGAGCGGTTTGAGGTCCTGATCAACCAATTTGTGACATCACCTATCAACCAGGACCAGTTTGATGCCCTGGTATCCTTCACCTATAATATAGGTGGTACGGCCTTTATCAACAGCACCCTGCTAAAGGTCATCAACAAAGCACCGGACGACTGGGCCGTGGGAACCGAGCTCATGAGGTGGATAAGGGGTGGGGGGAAGGTGCTCGATGGACTGGTGAACAGGAGAAAGGCTGAATGTGATCTTTATTTCAGCAAGGTATAGATCTTTGTAAAATATTCAATGGGACCCCGACAGAAATGCCGGGTTTTTTTATTTTGGTATGACATGTTTTGTCGTAGTATCCTGATAATTTCATGGTACTAAAACTTTTCTCATGAATACCCGAAATAAACTGCGACTGATGCGCAAGGATTCCGCTACACGCAATGAAATCAAAAAATTAATGAAACTGCCTAAGATCGTTTTGGCTGAACTGGTTTACGATTACGAGGTTTTTTTACAACAGGATTCGAAAAAGCGGTGACCATCTGGTCACGCATGGTTTTATCCTCCAATTTTGCATAGATCATTGTGGTTGCCAGCTGGGTATGGCCGAGTATCTTTTGAATGGTGGTGATAGGCACTCCCCGGCGAAGCATCCATGTGGCAGCCGTATGGCGAAGCACGTAGGTGGTAAGCTGCTTGTTGATCTTTGCCGATGCCGCAAGGACCTTCAGGCTCCGGTTGTAGTCCCAGATATCGGCGCAAGGGATTAGCTTGTCACTGCCCTTGTATCTTTCGATGATCTCAACAGCTTCAGGAAGAAGGAAAACCGAATAGAGCTCACCGGATTTCATTCTTAACCCTTCCAGCCAGGTATCTTTTTTGTCCTTGCGCAGGTGGTTCCGGGTGAGCTCCGACAGGTCCCGGTGTGATATCCCGGTGAAAAGCTGGAACACGGCGCAATCGCGGGTGACGGATAGCGGTTCGGCCAATAGTCGGGTGATCTCGTCATCATCGAGCCTGATGCGGATCTTGTGCTTGCCCTTTGAAAATTCATATTTAAGGTAGGGGCTGGTGCTGTACTGCATCAATTCACTCTTGGTGGCCATGTTGATATAGGACTTGATGACCTGGTGATGTTTGGCGATGGATGGCTGGGCCTTCAGGATCTTTGAAATGTAATTGTTGAATGAAACGATATTGGCATAGGTGAGATCGGTAAACTTGATGATGCCGAACTCTTCCAGACGATTAGCGACCCTGTTATGCAGGTACCGGGTGCCTGATACAATGTCGCTGCGTTCGTCGATCTGTGCCCTCATATAGGCCACGAATGACCCTGCAGCCTTTTTATTGAGTGCAATGTCAATCTCGGCATCAGTAAGTAGTTTGCCATCGTCGATCAGCTTCAATTCATGTGTCCTGATCTTGCCAATGAGATCAGATATCTGGTTATTCAGTTGGGTGGCAAAGGATGAATTAATGACCTGTGAAGTCTTCGGGTCCCATTCTGAGGAAGGTATCTTCAGGCCGGTGCCAACAAACCGCTGTTTTCCGCTTGGGAGATAGATCTCAATCTGCACCAGGTATGAATCTTTACCGGTTTCATTCTTTCGATTATGAATGACCTTGTAGGTGGAATAGTTCTTCATGGGGTATTGATTTGGTATTGCTCTTGATACTGGATTGGTATTGTAAATGGTGCATTGCTGAGCATTAAATAGTACTAATTAGTGAACTTGACACAAAAACCGATCATTCCGAAACCCTTGATAAGACTGTTATGACGTTGATAATTAGGCAATAAAAAAGGAGACCGGTAAGGTCTCCTTGGTGATCAGCCTGGGACCTGGTATGTTTTGTGGTTTGCCTTATTTTATTGGTGTTTTCAGTGATGTTTTTTTATTGGTATTGTGGTTTTTGATTTTGGGGTTCGGATCCCACGGGATCCTACTCATTTGCTCTCACTTTTTCGGGTGTCAAATCAAAGGTTGAATTATATGGTGTGATCGAATCGTCACCCGGATCATTTAACTTATAACGAATTGCAAAATCATCATAGGATGTTTTTAAATACACGCTTTTGAACCTCAATGACGATGTTATCTGAACGATCTTGTCCATCATGTCCTTTATCTCCTTATTGTCAGAGAAAACATCACAGATAAGCCAAATCGCTTTGTGGGGCGGTTTGCTGGTCTTACATTCAAGGTTGTATTCAAACATAATCTTGTTGACTGCTCCCTGGTATTTTTTTCGAAGGATGGGGAATTCCTTAATCTGTGCTTTTTTGAGATCATTTGAAAATTTGGCCACCAACTCGGGCATCCCCGGGTAGGACCTTGTTTCAGCTTCATCAATCAATGAGCAATAAAGCTCAATTGAATTCATTCTGATATCAATTCCTGCAAGTTCGGACAGGTAGCTTATATCTTCGGTAAAGATTGTTTTATCTTCTGCCGTTAACCGTTCGAAAAGCTGCCTGCTATCGAAATTTACTATGTCTTTCACCTCCCGTGTTGTGTGATAGTCGAAAGATTGTTTTACGGGTTTGATTTTGACTGAATCAACTTTTACGGATGACTTGGCTGCTTCCTTGGGGTCTTTCTCTTTCGGTATAAGAATTACCATCAGCATGGTGAGCCCAAAGAAACTAAAAATTACTATCAGCACCCATTTGAACCAGGTTTTCATAAAGTTTTATATTGGTCAATAACTCTGATTGCAAGCTGTATGCATTCTGTTGCCAGCTTCACCGACGCAAGCAGGCTTTCGTTTACCTCCTTTAATCGCTCATCAACCATTCGCTGTACTTTGATATCAATATCCTCCGGAGGCTCGTTGCCGGCAAATGGGATGGTTGGGAGGATATCCTGAATGCCTCCCGGGGTGTCAGCAACTATGATCGTCGAAACATCAACCTGAAGCTCCTTTGCAATTCGTGTAGCTGTATACCAGGCCGTGGATCTCTTTTTACGGGCTGAAAGAAGGAAGGCAAGTGCTTTGCTGTTCATCTTCAACTTCTTTGCAAGGTCCACCTGCGTCATGTTTTTGAAAGCAAGTATGGCCCTTACATGGGTGGCATTGATGGTAACAGAACCAACTCGGGTGCTCATTTGTTCCCTCTTTGAAGTAATTCAAGTTGTTTTTTCAGGATATTTATGGTGTCATGAAGGTTTTCTATAGATTCCTCCCTTGCTTTTAATAGTGCTTTTAAATGGCTTATCTCGGATGATAAATTTGAGTCGAGTTTTTGATATTCAGTAAAGGTATCCGTGACAATATTGACCCTGTCCTTTGGCTCCAATAGGTCTATGGTGTCAACCTTCAATAACTTAGCGAGAATTGGCATTCTGTCATCTGATAATCCCCCGCGCTTCATAGCGGCAGAGAATGCAGCCTCCGACATTGATAACTTGTGAGCAATATCTTTTTGCTTCAATTTTAAGTCATCCATTAAATGCTTGACGGTAAGTGCATTAAATCTCATTCAATATAATTGTTAAAGAATTGTTAATAACTATTCAACGAAATAGTT